CTTTAAGTCTAAATACATATTGCCAGGCGATGTTGTTATTGGCGCAGTTACAACAGCATCAGGCAAGCAGTTAGCAAAGATGTCATTTAAAAACAAAAAGACAGATAGTAAATTTAAGCAAGTAGGCATAGCCAGCGATGCACGGGCAACAGCGTTAGAGTTTGGTACATCTAAGATGGCAGCTAGACCGTTTTTAAGAACAGCATTAGAAAGTTCGGCACAAGAAGTCACGGGAACACTTGGCAAATCGTTAGGTGTTGCACTTGAAAAATACAAAGCAAAACAAGCTAAGAGGGCATTAAAATGAACGGATTATCCAAAGCATTTAACTTGTCTAAAGATGAGTTACGCATCAGAACATTTGAGTTTGCAGGACACACCTTTAAGGTTCGTGTACCGTTAACCGTAGAACTTGATTCTATGAATGAACGCCTAAAGAAACCAGACCCAGAACTGGCTAAAAAATTCTACGATGAGATGACCAAAGACCTAACCGAAGCATCGGAGATGGTAGTCATTACTGACGATGATGTCATTTACGATGGCAACTCAATCAAGAAGTTTTCAAATGACAAGGCTGTTGTGCAAGAACGCATCACGTTAATGTTGCAATACTTAGTGCCAGAGGAAGACGGTTTTGATATGTCTAGCATTACGTATGAAATGATTGATGAACTATTTCCATACCCAATACAGCTTGAATTGGTTAAGTTAATTGGTGAAACGATTAGTCCGTCTTATAATCAAACAAAGGTAAAGTAATTGGGTCAGTCCGTAAGCAGGTTAAAGCATATCTAACGGCTCACGGTGCTGACCCTGCATTAGTAGATGAGGAAACGTTTGCCGACATATCGGTTATGTATCATGCTGGGCTAATTGGCAACATTGGCTTGCTAGAAGTTTTAGGAAACCTAACGGCTGGACAGTTTAATAAAATGTTACCCAAAGGCAAAGCTGGCTATAAGTTGCGAGACATTATTCCTAATACGTATGATTTTATTTACCCACCACTAAGTGAACAAGACAAGAAAGCACAAGTAAATCAAAGTCTGTTAGCTTTTGCGCTAATGAGTCCAGGCGCACCAAGCATATTAAAAGGGTAAATAATGGCAAACATTGCACGTCTTGGGGTAGCACTAGGTTTAAATACTGCTGAGTTTCAGACAGGTTTAAAGGGTGCAATGGCGTCTCTTGACAAGGTTAAGAACGCTGCCGTTGTAGTCGGTACTGCAATTGTCGCTGCGGGTACTGCGTTTGCATACATGACCAAGCAATCTATAAACAATATGGATGAGCTTGCAAAACAAGCGCAAATGGCAGGTGTTACAACTGAAAGTTTATCGGCACTTGCTTATGCGGCAGACCTTGCAGGGGTTAGTCAAGAAAGCCTTGTCACAAGTATGGCTCGATTATCCAAGGGCATGAGTGACGCTGCAATGGGTACGGGTGAAGCCTTAAAAGGTTTTAACGCTCTTAACATTGATTATAAAAACTTAGAAAGTACAGACGATGCCTTATTGCAAATCTCAGAACGGTTTGCAGGTCTTGCTGATGGCACAAACAAGACGGCCATTGCAATCAGTTTATTTGGTCGGTCAGGCGCACAACTCATACCGTTTTTAAACGGTGGTCGAGAAGGGTTTGAACAATTAAGGGCTGAAGCAGAGAAGTTAGGCTTAGTGCTTGCTGGCGATACAACTAAATCAGCCGAACAGTTTAACGACAGTTTGACCCAATTAGGTAGCATATTTACAGGGTTAATAAACCAAACAACCGCAGCAACATTACCAATTCTTAACAGTATTACTCAAGGATTGTTTAATTCTTATCTTAACGCTGACCAATTTAGGGGTTCTATACAGGACTTAATTCGTACTGACTTTCCTGTATGGTTAAATAAAATCGGCTATGGTTTTGCACTTGTTGCTGACTACATAGGTAATGTGATTAACGTTGTACGTGGCGTTATCATGGTTTTGAAAAACGGTGGAGATGCTGTCAGATACGTTATGGCAAACATTGAATATTCAATGGCTGTAACTGATTCACAACAAGAAGCAGCTTTAACAAAACAAAAATCCATACTTGCCCAAATAAGGTTAAATGAAAAAGAATTTGACGCATTTCAAAAAGAAAAGATTGCTAATTCAGACAAATACCGCAGAGAATACGAAGCTATACAAAACAAGGCACAAGAAGATTTAATTACACCACCGCAGGTTAATCCACAAGCACCTGCAATGGTTGACCCAAAGGCTGTTGACAAGATGGGTAATATGCTTAAAGAAGCGCAACTAGTGGCTGCCGAGTTTGAGAGAGAGCGTCAGCACGGTCTTGAGATGCTACAAATCAAAGCAAGCATGGCAGGTATGGCTACTAATGAAAAAAGAGTACAGGAGGCGGTTAACGCAGTCCTAGACGCCACAAGTGCCAAGTTACAGGAAATATCAGACAAACGGGAAAAGGCAGCAGGACAAGGTGCAGATTCTGCAACGCTTAACGAGTATGACAAACAAGCATCAGAGGTTGAAAGGCTTGGCGGTATGTATGCAGAGATAACCCGACAGATGGAAGAGGCAACAATAGCATCACAAATGACATTTACATTTGGGTGGAACAAAGCGTTTGCACAATTTAGCGAAGATGCTCAAAACTATGGCGCAATGGCTGCTGATATGTTTGGCTCTTTAGTTAGCAACATGAACACGGCCATCGACAATTTTGTTGAAACAGGCAAATTGTCATTTAGTAACTTTGCAGAAAGTGTGATTAAAGACATTATTAAAATTCAACTAAAGATGCAAGCAAGCCAACTATTGCAGATGGGTATTAAGTTTGCAATAGGTGCATTTAGTGCGGGTGCTGGTACTGCATCGGGTGGCGTGCCAGGGGGTGACCCAGGCTCTTACTCAACATTTGCAAGTGGTGGCACGATTACAGGGCCAAGTATAGTGGGCGAGAATGGCCCTGAATTGTTTATCCCTGGCAGGTCAGGTGCAATCATTCCAAACAACAATTTGAGTGATGTTATGGGTGGTGGTGGTGTTACTTACAACGGCACAGTCATTCAAAACATGAGCGCAATAGATACTCAGTCTGGCTTGCAATTTTTAGCAAAGAACAAGATGAACATTTACGCACTTAACATGTCTGCTATGCGTTCGATTCCAGCGGGAAGATAATCATGAGTTTAAGTTTAATACTAGCCAATACTGAGTCACTTGGAATAAATGACCAAAGGTTTGTCGGTCAAGTAGTCAGTCGCAACCAGCGAATAATTACAAGTGAGATAATCACCGTTGTGCCATTTGCTTTTGACATGAAGCCTATGAATTATTTGCTTTACAGTCAAAGCAGGTCATTGTTAAATGCGCTACGCATACCTGATAAATCATTAACTCAATATTTAAATTTCGGCTCAACTGGTTGGGTAAATTATATAAATTATCAAGGTGACTTGACATCAGGTCAGATAGCCACCTGTCAATGGCAAACAAGTTCATTAAATAAAAACCTTGTTTTAGGCAATTTACCAGCAATCAGTTCAAGTCTTTTTATAGTTAAAACAGGTGACTTTTGTCAAGTTGGGCTGTACGCTTACATTGCTACTGCTAATGTATTAAGGGGCAGCGGGTCAACAGTCACCATTCCAGTTCATCGAAACCTTATAACTACACTTGCAAGTCCGATTAACGCTGTCATTGGCCAATTTGGTACAACAGTTAGCATGGGTGGCTCTACGTATTCAGGCACAACGTTTCCCGTTGTTTTGCGTGAGTACCCAACTTATACATTAGTGCCCATGACAAATGATTCTTTTATACAATGGAACGGAAACTTTCAAGCATTTGAGAGCGTTTTATGAATGTCATTACACCTGTTGAAAATACAAACAACCTTAGATATGCTGACTTTGTACGTGTGACTACACCAGATGCGGTTTATCGGTTTGCCACTACATCTTCACCAATTACTGTAACAGCTGTTGACGCTGAAGCGTTTAGTGCGCTTGGCATTTTAATGAAGGTAGGTGATACACAGCGGGACATTAAAAGCACGGCAAATGAGACATCATTTACATTGGTTGGCATTGACACAGCGATGCTGGGTTGGGTCTTAGGCAATCAAATCAAAGGCAGTCAAATAGAGGCGTGGAAAGGTTTTTTTAATACTAATGGCGAACTGATTACTACAGGTGGCACGGGTGGACTGTATCAATTCTTTAATGGTTACATAAATTCGTTTTCAATAAATGAACAATGGATGGAAGAAGTGCGTTCGTTTGTCGGTGTGATAAGTGTGTCGGCATCTTCTACGCAACTCATCTTAAAGAACAGAACTGCTGGCAGGTTTACTAACGATAACAACTGGCAATTCTTTGCACCTAATGACACTAGTATGGATAGAGTAGCTTTTATTACAAACATCAACTACAACTTTGGTAAAGATGCACCTAGAAACTCATGATAAGACAAGCCACAATACACGATAAAGTTCAAATTATTCAGATGATGAAATTGTTTCGTAAAGAAGCAAATATTCAGCAATACAAAAATTTGGACAATGAGCCATATTGGAACAAGCTACTAGATACGATATTAGCTGGTGCTGGCATTGTGTTTATAGAAGATAACGTGGGCTTAATAATGGCATTGATAACACCGACAGTATGGTGTGACAAGACTTTATATATGCAAGAACTTGCGTGGTATGTAGTACCTGAAAAAAGAAACACAAGCGTTGGCTATCGGTTATTAAAGAAGTATGTTGAGTATGGCAATAAATTAAAAGCTGAAGGTAGAATTTGTTTGTTTGCAATAGCAAAGATGGTTACAAGCCCTGACATAAAGTATGGCAAATTTGGCTTTAGTAAATTAGATGAAAACTGGATTCAATAATGTTTAAAATTTGGGTAGCAATATTCCTCTCAATGTGTGCTGTACCTGCTTATGCGGTTGGCGTCACAATTGCTATGGCCATTGGCGGGTTTGCAACTGCGGGGGCTATGACGGCTGGCTATATGGCTTTAGCAATGGCTATCAACATGGTTGTTGCAACCATTGTTACAAAAGCGTTTTCCAATCAACCATCTTTTGATTCAAACGCAGGTCAAAGTCCAAACCCTGGCAATCGGCAACAATTGCCACCTGCCACAGATAATAAATTACCAGTACTGTATGGCTCGGCTTTTGTGGGCGGTCAAATAGTTGACTTATCTATCAGCGCAAACAACCAAGAGCTGTATTACGTCATAGCACTTGCAGAGGTAACAAATACAAATGCAGGACAGACAGCCGACACAATGACTTTTGGTGACATATATTTTGGTGGCAAAAAAGTACAGTTTCAAGGTAACGGCTATACGGTAGCAAGCCTATTAGATGAATCGACAAGCATTGTTGACACTACTGTCAACGGTAAGATTGAATTTTACCTTTATAGTAACGGCAGCAATACTCCTGCTAATTCACCTTTAACAGCAATACAGGTTATGCAGACAGCAGGTCTTGTTTATACTTGGGACTCTAGCAAGTTAATGACTAATTGTGCCTTTGCTATTTTGCATTTATCTTATAGTCAATCAGCCAATGTTAGAGGTATTGAGCCTACTAAATTTCAAATTACTAATAGCAGAAACTCAGCGGGTGATTGCATACAGGATTACTTAGTTAATACAAGGTACGGTTGCGCAATTGCGTCAACTCAAATTGACACAGATAGTTTAGATGCACTAAACACCTACTCTAATGAAAGTTTTACATATATAAACAATAGCGGTGTGCCGTCAACGCAGCCAAGGTTTAAATTTAACGGCATATTAGAAACTACTAGAACAGTCATGCAAAACTTGCAAGACATGGCTACGTGTTGTGACTGCTTAATTAAGTACAATGAAATTACAGCAAAGTGGGGCGTCATAGTACAAAGCCCCGACTACACAGCTGCAATAAACATTAACGACAGCAATATGATTTCAGCAATACAAATTACACCAATGGATATTGCTTCATCGTACAACGTCATTGAGTGCAAGTTTCCCGATGTTAGCAATCAAGATGCTTTTTCATCCACAACTTTTGACTTAGCGCAAATTAACCCTGCGCTACTGTACCCAAATGAGCCTGTTAATAAATTGTCTCTTAGTCTGCCTTTGACTAACAATAGTGTGACGGCACAGTACATTGCCAATCGATTTTTAAAAGTCGGCAGAGAAGACTTGCAGATACAAGTGTCGGTAAGTTTTGTAGGTGTACAGCTTGATGCGGGTGACATTGTTACGGTCACAAATTCTAATTATGGCTGGACAAACAAACCATATCGAATTAACAAAATAGTGCAACAATTTAATGATGATGGCTCTATTGCTGTACAACTCAATATGTCAGAGTTTAACGCCACAGTTTACGATGATGTGAGTGTTACTGAATTTTTACCAACACCAAATACTGGTTTAGGTGACCCAACATTTTTTGGTACGTTAGCACCTGTTGTCACAGTAGATGTATTTCCAACGGCATTAAACCCATATTTCACAGTACGTGTGACAACGAGTCAGTCGGGCATCACTCAGTATGCAGAAGTATGGTATTCGGCTTTTTCCAATCCATTGGAAACGCAAATGTATTTTGCGGGCACAAGCGAAGTGCAATCTAATGGCACACCTTGGACAACTAATTTTCAACTTCCATTGGTAACGCTTAACAACATACCTGCTGGCAATTGGTACATATTTAGCCGTATGGTCAACAGCCTTGCCAGTTCATCATTTAGTCCTGCAAGCACGCTATTGCAATGGAGACCTACTACATTTCAATATAGCGAAAAGTATTTAGCTATTGCGTTTGGCACAAGCCTTGCAGGTGATGGGTTTAGTCTTAATCCTAGAGGCAAAACGTATTATGGATTGCTGAACCAATCAAGTACATTTATAAGCACAGACCCAGCAGATTACACTTGGTACGATGCCGTTCCTGATTTTGGAACTGTGGTGTATCTGTTGTACGCTAATAGGACTGGAAGAAAGTTTAGTTTATCAACAGGCTTTGCTGAGTATGCTGCGGGTACAGCTAGGTTTGTTCCTACACAAGTATTATTGTATGACCCGTCTATCTGGGCAGCATTGCCTGATGAAACCAATTTAATTGATTTAGACCAACGCACAGGCCAGTTGTTACAAACAGGAACAACTACGGTAGGAACTGGACAGGTAGCTATTACAAACAACACAGACGGCAACATTATTGCTAGTTTGCAACAATACTTAGACTTTGGTGGTGCGTACACACAAACTTCATCAGTTGCCACACTTACAATAGACATTTATGGTCGGGTAGTTGGCTTTGAAACACCTGATGATTTTAATTACACAGAGCAAAACTTTACAGCCACAAGTGGCCAGACCGTCTTTAGTGTCACTAGAGGTGCTGACTATATTTCTGGCCAATGTTGGGTATTTTTAAACGGCATAAAGTTGCAGCCTAGCCTATATACAGACACGGGTGGCGCAACAGGAACGGTTACTTTAGCTAACGGTGCTATCACAAATGACTTTATTGCCATCGTGTCTTTTAAATCAGTAAATGCCTCTACTGGTGTGTATGTATCATTTACAGCAAATCAAGCTACACTTACAGAACAAGGAAGCTATACCGCATCAGGATTTACAATTGATGATGGTTATGAATTGTTGTTCTTAAACGGCACAATAATTAACTCACAAGATTACAACTTGTCTGGACAAACGATTACCTTTACAGACAACGTAAGTGGCATATTGGAAGTGGTGCAATGGTCACCAAACAATTTAGGCGTGGCAACGGGAACGCCAGCTAATGTGGATGCGTTTACTATTATTGGTCAAACAATATACCCATTTAGTTATAATAGCTTGGCGTTTAATTTATACAGTAACGGTTTGTATTTGCGAGAAGCTGTGGATTTTACAACAGGTACTGGCACGTATACATTGCAATACACTCCAACTAACAATTACACTATTATGGTTCAACAAACTTTTGCTAGAACAGGGGCAGTCTAATGACACAAGCACTAAATCTTGCGATATTTGCCAACAAGCTAAACACCTCAGGCGCAACAGACAATACTGGATTACAAAATTCTTCTATCACGGTGTCACCTGGCACAGGGATGTCAGGCGGTGGAGAAGCTGCATTGGGCAGTTCTGTCACTTTGACAAATGCTGGCGTCACCTCTATTGTGGCGGGTACAAATGTTAGTGTTTCAGGTGCAACGGGTGCGGTAACAGTCAGTGCTACGTTTCCATCTAGTGTGTTAAGCCTTAACGGTCAAGCGGGTACAATTGTAAATACCAATTTAAATAGCATTGGCAGTTATATGTCGCTAATTTATGCCATAAGTTCACCTACTGCTGTTAATGCAAGCACCATAACTAACGTTAATACAACGATTGCAGGGTCAAGTCTACGATACAACGCTGGTGACCCACCAAGTATTAATGCTACCTCTACCAATTCCATATCCCCAGGGTCTGGAATAGCTGTACCTTATGCGGGTGGTGGGTCAGCACCTGCTGGGACGTGGCGAGCAATGAGTCGATTAAGTGTGACAAAATATTATGATGGTGCTTATTATGCGATATGGACATCAGGTCTTTTTGTTAGAATTTCGTAAGGATAAAATAATGTTTACTATTCAATATGTTAAAAAATTACAATGGTGTGATGCGGAACATACTATGTTTTCGTGCAACGTGAAGTATTACGA